TATTGACATTTTTGTCAATATCTTAGATGCTTCAGTTACGGTTTAAACAGAATATATTAAAATTTTCTGACTTTTTCCAAAACACCATTAAGAGAGGATACATATTTCATATAGTAAATTTGCATAGCCTCATCTTCGTACTTGCAGGCTAGTTCCCAGCCATTCCAAGCAGCATTAATTCCATCCAATAGATTAGAAATAGTATTAGTTCTCAACTCGTCATGCATAAAGGCATTAGATCTTCTAGTCTGAACAGGAGTAGAGGAAGTATTAGTAGCAACATCAATCATCATAGGAGCCGACAAGCCTGGGACGTAATCTGGAGTAGTAGGATTCATATTAGGTGCCATTTTGATGATTATTTTGATTGAAAATACGTTGCTTATATAGTAAATGATTACGTAAATTTAATCTCGATCCCCGGAGCAACTATCCCCCGTAGATCGAGATATTATCCGCACTTTAATTAAAAAATTAATGTCCGGGAGCGTTAGAGGCGGAACTGGTGAGCCTCGGTTAGCGATTGACCAAGCCTCGCAGAGCCATAGCGCACAAAAGTTGATACCCCAGTATAGTTTGTGTTTTTGCCCGATCTGCTACCATTTAGCATGGTTAGGGTTATACCTGTTCTGCTACCACGTAGCATGGTTAGGGTTTTACATAACTAAAATTTAGGGTTAGTGGGCTGGGTCCCGGGCTAGGGCGGGGGTTAGGGTTGCTGCACCACGCGCGACACAGAAGGTCCAGCCATATTATTACCTGGACCTTCTGTGCCTGTGCGTCCGGATATCGGACAAGACCCTTGGAAAATAGACTTTCGCGCTCTGCTTGACGCGTAAAATGTCAAGAAATAGAAACTTTTGCTTCACTTTTAACAACTACCCGGATACCGTGCTAGTTGACACGCTTGTATGCAAGTACATTGCGTATTCCAAGGAAGTTGCTCCAACTACAGGCACACCGCATTTGCAAGGGTGGGTAACCTTTGCCAATGCCAAAACTAAGTCTCAAGTCCAGAGACTTATGCCCGGATGCCATATCTCTATCATGAATGGTTCTCTCGCTCAAAACGACGCTTACTGCTCGAAGGCAGACCAGTTAGTAGAGCGTGGGGACAAACCGATTTCTAATGATAACAAAGGAAGAGCTGAAAAGTTACGATGGGAACGTGCTCGTACTGCTGCCAAAGAAGGGAAGTTAGATGAAATCGACGCGGACATCTTTGTACGGTGCTACTCTACCTTGAAGAACATCCAGAAGGATTACGCCAAGAAGTTAGAACCGTGTGATACCAGAAGCTACTGGATTTATGGCCCTACTGGAACTGGAAAGTCTCATAGTGTGGAGACTACTTTTCCCGACTGCTACAAGAAGCCTATGGACGACTTGAAGTGGTTTGATGGCTATCAAGGGGAAGAAGTTGTCTACCTGGAAGATATCGACAAGTATCAAGTTAAATGGGGAGGGATGTTGAAGAGACTCGCCGATCGATGGCCTATGCAAGCTAGTATCAAGGGCTCTATGAAATACATCCGTCCCAAAATTGTTATCGTCACTTCTAATTACAGTCCTGAAGAGATTTGGACTGATAGTCAAACTCTTGACCCGCTGATGCGAAGATTCAAGATGGTCTTGAAGGAAAACCAAGAGCAAGTCGTAGACTTTGAATCTTAACCTAATATAATGAATGTTTCAAGACCTACTGTCAACGGAAACGCTACCAGGGTTGGTGACATGGATCTTGACCGGTCTCGCCGGGTTGGTCGCAGGTTACAAGCTCATCTGCCGCCTGAACTGCAGCATATCATCCAAGGATACGCAGACGAACCTACCGGACGAGGCCGTAGGTTTGGTCTAGGGTTGCCTCATTCTAATTTACATATTGGAATGATAGGCAACTATGGCCGATCGATGGCTGCCTTTTACAACAGCAGACAACGTCTTGGGGTTAGTATAGAAAACATCCGTAATGTCTCTGCCCATATTGGCAATAGAGGATGGTTAGGCAACCATAACCGTCGTATGACACCTCGCTTTGCTACGGAAAGAAACAGGAACTACCAAAACAGAATTAGACCGAACCCTGATGCTAATCGCCGCCACATGCTAGCCCAAGTCAGGCTAAGAGGGACTCTGAGTGGAAGTAGGACTTGATCTAAAATAAAAAATGCCTTATACGTATATTAAGAAGTTTGTTCCTTACCGTCGTGCTTATGGAGGATACGGTAGAAGAGTAGCCTACAGTCGACCTTATCGTCGCACACCAACTTATTACAATTCTAATTGTAAGAAGAAGTGTGCTAGAGGGTACAAGAAAGTATGTCTCTGTAAGAAGACGTACGGGAAGTCTAAACCTAAACGCAAGTATACAGCTGCTCAAAGAGCAGCTTAAGGCCACCCAAATTGAAAGGAAGTTTCCGAACCTAGTATATGCACCAGGAGCAACTGACATGATGTTGCCACCTAACATCTTGGCAGCCATGCAGGGTATTGAGGTAGACCCTTTAATTCAATAGTAGCAGCGCAATAAAAGAGCAGCCATGCCACTTATGGAGGTAGATCTTGTATCTAATATTAGCAAGCCAATAAGAGAATCAGATTAGGAGACTAAGTTTACCTAATATAATGAGTTACCTTGATGCTACTGGCCGGCAAATACTGAAGTATATTGCCCAAACTAATGGAGCCGCCCTCGGGTTCATTATAAACGACAGTGGGGGAGCTATGGTAGGATGGGAATGGGCTGGTGAAGCCTATGACTGGCATAATCCTTCCTACGTTCAAAGGAAGAAATCGAGTAAGAAACATCGTGTTGTTACTGGTTCTAATCCTTACGTAAAAGCTGCCCCTAAGTTGAAGAATAAAACTGCCACCCATTGGTCAGATATTTATTCTTAACCTAAATAATAAATGCCTTCTAATGTTATCACTAATCGCGAATATCTTGGAGATATCACTACTGCTGCTGTTGCAGGAACCTTCAGCAATCAGACTTTCATTGTTAACCCTGGGCAGTTTGCTACATTTCCTTGGTTGGCTACTATAGCTCAAAACTTCGAACAGTATCGATTTCATGGAATCGTGTTTGAATTTCGCTCTACCTCAGGAGATTCCTTGACTTCTACGAATACCGCGTTAGGTACTGTAATTATGGCAACTGATTACAACCCTAATGCTCTACCTTATTCTACGAAGCAGATCATGGAGAATTCCCAGTATGCCCAATCTACTAAAGGCTCACTCTCCCAAGTTCATGGACTAGTTTGTGACAACGATCACAAATTATTCACCCGAACTGGAAGCGTGCTACCAGTTAATGACTCTTTGAAATGGTATGACCATGCTAATTTTCAAATTGCTACTACAGGATTTCAGGGAACATCTGTTAACGTAGGGGAACTATGGGTTACTTATGTAGTGGAATTGTTCAAACCACAAATCCCAGCTCAACTAGGTGGCTCTACCCAATCCCTACATGTTTATCGAACTGGAGGATTGGTAGGCAATAACATGGGTACTGCTACTGGGTTTTCATCTGGTAACATTGCCTTCTCATTCCCTACTTCTCAAACTATTGCTCTCACTGGCCTCGGTATTGGTACCAATTATGTGTTTACTGCTAATTGGTCAAACGGTACCCCAGCAGTTGTTGTTAGTACTGCCTTGTCCACCTTTGTAGGTTCTACCCCATTGAACATACTTCTTAACGATTCCATATCCTTTAAGACTGCACCTGATGGAGTGAGCTCTACTATCTCTAGTTTTATTTACACGTTTAAAGCTAACGCCTCTACCGTAACCCTGGTATTCACTGGAACTTGTCCACAAGCTTCCATTATTGACATTTTTGTCAATATCTTAGATGCTTCAGTTACGGTTTAAACAGAATATATTAAAATTTTCTGACTTTTTCCAAAACACCATTAAGAGAGGATACATATTTCATATAGTAAATTTGC